ATGAACCAAATCTTTCCAATAGTATGGTAATTCAATTACATTTGATTCTTTTAATCTACCACGAAAGTAAACTCCTACCTCTGGGCCTTCAATACAAGCATAACGAAGACGATGACCTTTACCTTTTGTAGGATGAACTAAATCAAATGGTTTTGGTCTAGCGTCTGCAGCTGCGAATCTACCTGCCAGTTTACCTTTGTTACCACAATCAACCCTTCCTGAGACAAACATATCTCCCTCAACCACGATAGCATTTACTCCAGTTTTTCCATCTCCTACAAATTTACTATCACCATCTACTTTTAATGCTAAATTTGCATTGCATCTAGGTTGAGCGTCAAGTGGATTCTGTGGAGCAGAGTTTGACGCTACGTTCAAAACTGCCTCATATCCTGGCGATGCAGCAGTTTTTCCAACATAAACAGGGCCGTTTAAAACAGCAGTTCCAGTTGGTGAAGTGTCAGGTGGAACGTAGGAGACATCATTTGTTCCCACGACCAATTTATCAAGTTGTTGTCTAGATATGTTCATGATAATGTTGGAGGACTAATTGTTGTTGCCGCTTTTAAAACTTTAGACATAGTTCCAAAATTATCATCAGCAAAAGAAGCTGATAACGTGAAACCAGATTTAAGTTCTAAGAAACCTTTACTTATTATATTAATCTGATTATCTGATTTTATCAATATCTTTTCACCTTGAAGTCGAATATCAGGTGCATCTATGGTAGCAACCCTAGTTGCTTTTGCAAGAAACTGTCCATCTTGACCACCACCAACGGCTTCAAAATTAATATTTCTTGCTCTAAATGTGATGTCTCCATTTTCAACATCAAAGAGGATATCACCCTTTTTAGCCTTTATTATTTTTGCTGGTAATTGACTAATATCGCCAGGGCTTCTAACTTTTAATCCTTCACCAAGGATCTCCATTGAGCATCCTGGCGTATATAAAACTGCTTTACCTGTGCCAGGCCCTTTACCAGTGCTACCTTGACCAGTTCCAGAATGAAAAGAAAAAGATTGTGCTTCTTGTGTCTGAATCTCATACAAAGTTTCACCATGTATGCTACTCTGTCCACTTTGAACACAGTATCTCAGTTTAACATCTCTTTCTAGATTCTGTTTATCTTTTGGTGCTTTTGACATTTTATTTTGTGATACAACTAATAACTGTGACAGCTGACTGCCTTACACTCTCTACTAGTTTAGACGCATCTTGGACTTTTGTAAAGTTCAGAACAGGTAATAATCTACCTCCTACTCCACTTTCACTATTTATAGTTAAATCTGGAAGATTAGTAAATCCAAATCCACCATTGGTGACTTTTGCACCTATGATACGACCATCCTGTATTTCCAATTCGACCTCTGCTCCGCCAGTTCCAATCTCAGTTCCAGCGCCAGTTCCAGTTCCAGTTCCATCATCAGTTCCAGTTCCATCATCAGTTCCAGTTCCAGTTCTACCACCATCAACTGTGACTGTATCACCATCTTCATAACCGAATCCAGTGTTAATGACGACAACATCTCCAAGTGATGTGAGGAATGATTGTTCACCATCATAGTTTGCGTTTGGATCTGGTATGATTTCTTTCGTTGATAAAGTTGAAAGTGGATTTCCGTTAGCATCAATCATCGCATTTCCATCTTCATCAGTCATTGGTTCAAGAGTTGTTTCTGTTGTATTTGGCAAATATCCTTGGCCTGGATCAGTGATTACAACATTTACAACACCTAACTCAGTTCCGTTTGGATCAGATACATATAATCCATCAGTGTTAGGCACACCACCAGCAGTGATATTAAATCCAGTAAATGAAGGGGTGTTTGCATCTATACCGCCAGCTGCACCAGCATTTACACCACCTATTCCAGCTGATATTGGTGGTGGTAATGGGGGAAGAAAAGGAGCAGATGGTGTTGGAGATGATATTCCAGTTACATCAAAAGTAACGTCATTTTCTGGACTAGATCCTCCAAGGAGAGAGCCAGGAATTGTTATTGTTTCACCAACCTGATATGAACCACCTCCAGAACTAACTATCGGCGAAAATTTAGTATCAATATTTCCATTCTTGTCAGTAAAGAAATCAAAACTTGCTCCTGTTCCATTAATCGCACCATTTCCAGTAATACTTGCAATGGTAGCATCTTTGTTATATGCGTTATCAGATGATGAAATCGGGCCAATAGAAGTAACTGAACCAGTTTTTACTCCATCTTCTGTGTCTTCTGATACTTCGGGAACAGATGTGACAAGACTTGTGTTTATATCACCAGCACCAGCACCAGTTCCACCACCTACACCACCAGCGCCTACACCACCAGCGCCTACACCACCAGCGCCTACACCAGTTTCAGTTCCCCCTGTGGCCACAGGAGCACCGATAACTACAGGAAATGCTCCAGCAACTAAACCTTCACCACCCTCTCCATTTACAACGATTGGTTTATCACCAACAACTAAGGGAGATCCACCAACTCCACCACCAGTAACAGGTTTACCACCAATTCCACCAACAATTATTGGATCTCCATCCTGTGTAGTAACTTGTTGACCATCAGGAGTTGTCACTTGAATTCCTCCAATACCACCAGCATTAACAGGAAGATTGTTTGAAGTTAGTGGTAATCCACCAACAGCACCAGCAGCAACATTTGTTCCATCTGTTAAAGGTGAAACTGGCCCTAAAACTGCATGTCCTCCAGCTCCAAATCCTTTGTCACAACTATCAAAGAAAGAAAGTAAAGGTGGTTCCTCAAATCCAAATCCTGGCCCATTAATTGAAACACCTATAATATTACCAATCGCATTGACAATGGCACTTCCAGTTGCACCTTGACCACTACTACCTATAAAGTCTACTCTTGGTGGGCCACATTTAAGAACGTTCGTTGAACAATCTGGTGCAGATGGAATCGCTGGAATTGCATTGTCAAGAGTGTTTAAAAGATTTGACTCTAATTTTTTAAAACCTATTTTGTCAAGTAATCCACCAAAATCATCAGGGCCATTTAATCCAACACCATTTTTAGAAGAGAAAGAACTTGGTTCTGGACAATTTAATCTGTCACAATCAAGAACATTTGTAATAATATTTGCAAACTTAATCGCTTTTGAAAATGTTTCACTAGGAAGTCCAATACCACCACCTTGAATGTTATTCAACTGAGAAAACATACCACCCAAATCATTATCAATGATGTTATTGATTTGTCCGAACATATCACTCAAAAAGTTTTCAACTCCACAAATAGGAACATCTAAAACCTGTCCTATCATATTTTCTAAACTTTTTGAGAGATACCCTGCAAGACCCTCTTGTATTTTTTCGATATTACAGAAAATAACATCAGTCAAACTTTTCGTTGCTTGACCCACGGGCGCTTGTAAAGTTTTAGGTGTTTTATCTTTTAAACTTAAATTTAATTTATCTAAAGTATCTTGAATCAACCACGATCTGGCACGACGAACTAATTTTGTTGTTGAATTATGGATTCTTGCAGATGTTAATTTTATTTCGTCTTTAATATCAACAACGCCACCATATATCGGATCAACAGCAGATCCACCTCCAATAGCTTGCAATTGTTCCATCTTCCGTGTGAAGTCTTTGATTGCGTTACTTATTTTTGATATCTCATTATCTTCACAAGGAGTGAATTGATCTATAACAATATTTGTTGCTGCTTCTTTTTGTTCCTGTGCTGGAGTTTTGACACTCTCACCATCAGTAAATGTTCTAACTGCTGGTGAAGCTGGTTTCCAATTTGCATTATATCTTGTCTTTCCAGATCTTTGAACTACTTTAGGTGGCGTATATGGAACAAAACAAGTATGTTTTTTACTATCAAAATCTTTGTTTGATAATTGATCTCCAACAAAAGATTGTTTAAATAGAGTTCCAAAAATTACAGGTTGTTGTGCATCATCACCATCAAAGAAAAATCCAACGACAACTTCTCCACCTTGATATTGCATTGTTTGTCCAGTGCCACCTACAGTAGTTGTGTTTGATGGTAAAAGAACATGTGCTAAAGGTAAATCTTTATCTGGCAAATCTTCTTCACATGCATGATATCCTACAATACGAACACGACATCTGAAGGTGTATATGTCTTCACCATCTTCAGATCTTTTCTTTTCTAAAGAATCTCCCCACTCTCCTTTATCTGGATCAGTCACTTGACCAATCCACCATTTCATAGGATCTCTTCCGAAAAAATTAGTCGATTGTTGATACATTTAGTTAATCGTCGTATATTAAACACTCAGGTTCGTCTGGGTGTTGATCGCAAAATAGTTCGAGTGCATTAGGATCATGATGATCGCCTGCTTTGATTTCTTCTTTGTGATGTTCGACATACTCTTCGAGTTCATGTAACTCCTCTTTCGCATGTCTTCTCGCTGCTGGATTGGCCTGTGGGTCATCAGCAATCTTTTTATCGTATTCAATGTGATCTTCGATTGATTTCATTTGATTCTCCTGTTTCTTTTATTTAAGCGGTAAAGGCATCACGAATTAAAGTTAGTTGAGTTTCTCCACTTCCACCACCGATTAGGTGTCTTAATTCAGATATTAGATACTCTCCACTTGGATCATTAGTTTTATCACTTCCATACTCATCGGTTGAACCTTCACCCTCTTCATTTTTGAGAGGAAACTTGACATCAACCTTTATACCAGCTCTCAGAGTAGTGTTCAATGGAACTGATATTTGTAAAGTTTGTGAAAATAGTAAACTAGTTCTAGTATAAGATTTATTTTTATACACGTCAAGTTCACTATTAGGTTTTGTATCTTTCTTTTCTGAACCTTTTTGGGAGACTCCAACATCACTAACTTTAAGCATTAGTCGAGATGGATGTTTTTCAATGTCCTTTAAAAATTTGAGATCCTTTTTAGTATCTAATTTAGTTATGTCAAAATCAACCTCTTTAAGTGTATGATTTTCAATATTAATATAGAGAGTTCGATTTGCATACATTCCCATTCTTAAATTAGTACCAATATCATTTGTTTGATTTAAATTATTTTGTAAAATTTTATTTCCCTCAATGGGTCTATCAGCCTGTTGATATGGGACAGCTTCTTGTTTTAGTAAACTCTCAATTGATCTAAAATGATAACCCTCTATGGTTTCATAAAATAAAAAACCAAAATTCTTAGTGGATGATTGTGCTTTTGAACATAACCATTGAATCGTATCAAATGGTCTTTTTAGATTACCTACAAACGAATAAGAGTTAGTGGCGTCATCACTATCTAAGTTTTTCTTTGTTTTTAATCCTAGATATCCAGTTGACTCATCTCCTTTAAGTATTGTTTTCACTGTTTGAGTTACGTTACCAGTAAACTTTTTATTCACTCTTGCGGTTTCATTTATAAGTGCATCAACTGAAACAAACTCTAAAGTTGCAACCTGTTTATTACTTTCTGTCACCATGTTTCTGACAGAATTTAACATTAACTTATGTTCTGTGGATTTAATTTCAAACTTATCTTCCTCACCATCTAAAACAGTTACGTCAATATATTCACCACCAGTTATTCCCTTTCTACCTAACACTTGGTCAACGTCAATAAAGGTAATTGTCATTGATATGGTGGTATTTTGAAGAGATTCATAATAATCAATAGCAGCGACACCTTTAACAATATCATAGGGTTCCTGTAATGAAGAACCCTTATCATCATTTGGTAACAGCGTGCATTTTTTAATTAGATACTTCTTTTCTGACATTATGATAATCTTCTAAGAACTTCTGGAGGCAAACCTTTCGATGTTGGCGAGATAGATATGTATGGATTTGCTGTAAGTTGAACAAACTTTACATCACTCTTAGCAAGTTTTATCGTTGATTCAGAAGTTTGTGATGTGTTTCTTGGAACGATTACACCCTGATTCTGATCAATATTCCCTGCATCTGTAGTAGATTGAACTATTCTATCAACTCTAGCGTTTGTATCATCTAATAAGGATAAATCTCTATCTTGTTTATTAGCTTCGACAAATCCCATTCCCTCATAAACTTGATCAATAATATTTTTATTTGGATCAATATCAATATCATATTGTTCTACTTGAGGAAATTGACTTTCCACAGAAAATTGTCCCTCTTTTAGGAACTCCTTAGCTTCATTAATTTTTCTCATGTATATATTTTTCATTCTAGAATTAGAAGTGTTATTAAGTTTTTCTGTATATATTTCTATTTGTCGTCTTGCTCTCTTCTCTCTATTTTCCATTGAGTTTATATCATTCTCAGGTTTCTCTTCAATATTTTCACTATCTAATTCTGTAGTTACTTCTTTCTCTTCACTCTCTACGTTACCAGTTCTATTTCGATACTCACTAAAAGATTCACCTTCACTCTCTACGTTACCAGTTCTATTTCGATACTCACTAAAAGATTCACCTTCAACTTCCTCAGTTTCCTCAGCCTTCTCATATC